CTACACAGGCGAAGACACTCTTTCCCTACACGACGCTCTTCCGATCTTCTTGAACTGATGCCCATGACACCATTGGATTTGATTGTGGATGATGGGTTTAGGCGATATGATAAGCGCAGTAAATCAAAGACGTGGTATGACCCGTTAGTTAAGGTATTCCCCGATAAGAAGATTGTCTACGCAAATGACTGGAAAGTCAAGATTGGCAAGACGTGGTTCGTCCATCCAATTGCCTTCTCGGGCGGGAATCTTCGCACGGCAGAAAAGGCGATGGAGTTCTTCTTGAAGTCTGATCGTGAGCCTTTCGATGCGGTGGTAATGGCTCACACGCATCGGACGGGTGATCTCAAGAAAGGTTATATCACCATTTTTGAGCAAGGCGCATTCTGTCAGACCGAAAAGATGAACTATACAGATGGGAGATTGAGTGACCCACAGCAAAAGGGCTACATAGTGGTTGCGCAGGACAAGGAAGGTAACATTCTTTACGATTCGACTAAGAGGTTTATTCTATAAATCGAATTATTGTAAGACTCATAATATTCAACTGATTCGCATCCCATATACACAAATCAATAATATCGCATCCATATTGGGCTCATGCCAGTTGCTATGTTCATAAAATTCTACATTGATAAAGGAGGTTGGCGGCTATCGCCAAGTCATTGACTCGTAAGTCTGCCGCCATGCCTAAGCCGGTTAAGCGGCAAAAGACAAAAAAAACATGCATCTCGTGTCCGCCAGAAAGAGCGGAACAAAGCGTCAACAACTTTTACATGAGCTATAGCCCACTTCATGCGGATGGGCGACTCCCTATGTGTCAAACATGTATCAAAGAAAAGTGCTACAACGAAGATACTGATGATATTGATGTCGTGAAATTCAAAGACATACTTCGTCAGCTTGATAAACCTTATATCGAGAGTGTTTGGCAAAGTTCAATTTCTCAATACAATAAAACATACGGCGGTAAGAATGTGCCTGTCGGCAACCGCATGAAGATAATTGGGTATTACTTCAAGAACATCCAAACGCTTCGTCAGTATGTCACGCTTGATTGGAAACAGGGTGTTGAACTAAACAACAAGGCTATGTCGATTGCTGCCAATGGTATTAAAACTGTAGTTGAAAACAAATATGAGCCATCTACGACAAGGAGTGACGAGGAAGAAAGGTATTATATTGATGGCTTAGATTCGTTTGAGGTAACGCCAGAAATAGTCAACCTTTTTGGATCTGGATATAGAAAGAACGAATACAAAGCCATGTGGGATAAGTATCAGTTCCTTAAAAAAAGCTATCCAGATGTCACAAACCTTCATACTGAAGCTCTCGTCACCTATGTGAGGCTAAAGGTCAGAGAGGAACAGGCGGTTGCGCTTGGCAACGCCAGCGAAGCAGAAAAATGGGCAACTGCTGCTCGCGCCGCCGCAGATAAAGCGAAAATCAACCCTAGTCAGTTGAGTCAGAGTGACTTGCAAGGCGGTTTGAATAGTTTCTCAGAACTGCTTATGGCTGTAGAGCAGGCCGTTGATGTAATTCCCATCCTTCCTCGTTTCAAGTTTCGTCCAAACGATGCAATTGACTTCAATATCTGGTGTATCATCAACTATTTGAGGGATCTGGAAGGGAAGCAGTTGTGCTCTTACGAGGATGTCTATAAATTCTATGATCAGCGGAAAGCAGAGTATATTGAACAGTACGGCGACCCGTATGGGATTTTCAGCGGAGACCCAACTGAGGCTAACCGTGAGAGCGTAAAGAAGTTCATAACTCTTCCGAAGGACTACGAGGACGGTGAGCAATAATGCCCCGTCAGCCAGGTGTAAGATCAAGAAACAGGAATGTTTCGAAAGTTGAAGTTTCCCGTCAATCAAATATTGTTTTGAATCAGAAAAGCAATTTCGGGTCTGTTGAGGATAACCTAGGCAAATATGTTGAGTTCGCAAGTTGGGTCATATGGTACCCGGATTTATTTTTGGACTTACTGAAGCCTAAAGAAGGCGGAATCACTCTGCACTCAGATCAAAGGATATTTTTGAGGTGTGCGACAAGGTTCTTCAGTGTGTACGGGTGTTTCCCCAGAGGTTGGGGAAAGACATGGGGAGAAGTTGCCGCCATGTATGTTGTTGCTATCAGATACCCCAACATCGAATTATCTATGACTGCCCAGTCCAAAGAGAACGCCGCAGATCTTCTCTCAAGCAAGACAACGGAACTGCTACGTCAATATCCTATGCTTGACAACGAAATAGTCAAAACGCAGTTTCGCAAGGGGTTTGCAGAGGTTTTATTTAAAAATGGCTCTAAGATTGATATATTGGCAAACGCGCAAACCTCTAAAGGTCAGCGTCGTAAACGTATTAATATCGAGGAATCGGCGCTTTTGAATAATGAGCTGTTCGAAGATGCATTAAAGCCTATCGTAGAAGTTCCTCGTTATACATGCGGCAAATTGTCGGTCGTGAATCCAGAGGAATTGAATCAGCAGGTCAACTTCTTCACCACGCCAGCCTTTAGAGGTTCTGATGAATGGCAGCGCAATCTTCGAATGATTCGCAACATGGTCGATCTGAAAGGCGATTTTGTTCTTGGTGCAGACTGGATGCTTGCCTGTTGGTACGGGCGAGGTTCAACCAAGAGCCAGATTCTTGAGCGCAAAAAGACTTCCTCCCCCATCTTCTTTGCCCAGAACTTTGGCGGCAAGTGGACGGGTAGCAGCTCAAATGCGCTAGTCAATATTAATAAACTCATGGATCGAAGGGTTTTAACATCCGCACAGTTCGAGGCAAAGGCGAATGAAGAATTCTATATCGCTGTTGACGTTGCGCGCTCTCAAAATACCAACAACAACCAGTCATCAATTGTTGTCGGAAAGGTGTGTAGAGCGCCTAACAACAAGATCACAAGCATTGACATTGTGAATCTCTTTAACATTTCTAACGCCTTGAATTTCTCTGCGCAAGCCGCGATTGTGAAAAAGACAAAGCGGGCTTTTAATGCTAGGATGGTTATCGTTGACGGTAACGGCCTTGGCAGCGGGCTTGTTGATGAGTTACTTAAAGAGTCTTATGACCCTACCACGAAGGAGTCTCTTGGCTGCTTCGATACCGTTAATACGGATAATGCTCCCGAAATAGACACAGCAGAGAAGTGTCTATACGACTTGAAGGCGCAATCAGCCCAGACGAGAATTATTACCACGTTTATTGATATGGTTGATAGCGGTAAACTTCGCTTACTCGAAAAGCGCCACGAAAATATCTTTGCGGATATTGATGACGCTGATTACGAGCGTGAAATTCTTCCTTTCCTGCAGACAGATATTCTTATCGAGGAAATCAGCAACCTTAAAATTAAATATCTCAACAATGGTGGTATTACTGTTGAAAAAGTCGTATCAAAACTGAATAAAGACAGATTTAGCGCACTCGCTTATCTGTTGTGGTATATCAATGAATTTCAATCTTATGTGCCGCAATCAGTTGACTATGACGCGATTGAATCCACAGTAACCCCAATAACATTTGAATAAGGAGGTGTAAGCGTGCCTCGAAAAAGGAAAACTGAAACTACGGCCAATCCACAAGCGGAACTAAAAGACTTTCTGGTGCTGAACACCTCCGCGAAGCCACAGAAGGAAGAAGAACCATTAGTCAGCGTCGAGACAATCGCACAGAGAGCCATTGACGCCGCTGTCCGTTCTTATGATTTTGAAAACAAGACAGGCTCTACTATCCTTGAAAACAAAGGAAGTTATCTTGAGCCAACAATTGATGTTCTTGATAATCTTGCAAACAGTCCGCAGTTTGACTTGCAGAAGATACTTCAAATCAATTCAATTATTGCCAAGCGCATCAATTTAGATGATATCATCGGAAAAGTTGTTGAATCAATATATGTCAATGTGAATGACGAATTTCGACTTTCGTATAGACAGCCCGAGTCTTCTGGCAGAAACAAATCAAAAGAATTTGAGAGGGCAAAAAAGCTAATCGATGCCTTTAACAGCGAAGTAAACACAAAAAAAATCATCCGCGAAAATACGGCATGTGCGTATTATGAAGGAAATGTTATCCTATACCTGCGCGGGAATAAGACTAGCGGATGGTGTGTTGATTATTATCCTCTTGGCGTTGCAATTGTTTCGCCATACACCGTGGGCAGCGAGCGCGTCGTCTTGATTGACATGAATGAGTTGAAAAGTAGGCTTATTAAAAGTGGTTTCAAGTTGCGCAATGGTAAAGACATGCTCTTCCCCACGGTTGAGGATGAACTGCGTGAAAACTATCCGCCTGAGGTGTATGAGGCGTATAAAGCGAAACAGCCATATGCGAAACTTGATGTTGCCCGCACCGGGCTTATTCAGATTGGACGGTTGAACGGCTACTATGGTGTCAGCCCAATCTTCCGTGCTCTTCCAAGTTCAATTATTCTGCAGAGCTTTTACAAGAGTGATGAACTCAACAGCAAAGCAAGGAGCAAGAAAATCCTCCTGCAAATCCTTAGAAAGCCAGAAAATACATTAGCAAATGCAGGGTTGGATATTCAAGGGCAAGCGTATGCCCATAAAGAGATTATCAAGGCATATAGACAACCTGGTTCTGTTGTATATACCGCCCCCAACAACGTGGAAAAGGTAGAGTATGTGGAGCCAAAGTCGGATATGGTGAACATCGACACCGTAGCCTTCCATTTGAACCGCGAAATGTCAACGCTTGGCATCGGCTTCCTATCTATGGAGTCCAATAATCAGAGTGTAAGCACCGCCAAGATTAGCCTTGAACAGTTGATGAAAACCATCAACTCAATAACCCGTCAGGTCGAGCATGTATTTGAGAAATTCTATGCGCAAGTTCTGATTGATTCTGGATTTGACACCGCTTATACTCCCACAATGAGCATTTTGGATAGCGAGTATCTTGAATTTGAACTTCGCAAGGATCTTGCGCAGATGTTTTATACCTTGTTCAATGGTTCTCGCCGCACTTCTCTTGAATTGCTTGGCATTAATCTTGATGATGAGGCAGAAAGGCGGCGCAAGGAAAACGAAGATGGGCTTGATGAGGTTTTCACGCCGCGTCTTACTGCTTATACAAATGGCGGGCAGAATAATGAAGCCCCCACTGGCAGACCCAAAGGGGAAGAAAACGACAAGCAGGTTTATGACGAAACCTATAATGACGACGGTCGAGGATAGCGGCGATGGAACAGATATTTGATGTATATTGCCCTTGTTGCAATCAGCCGCTAAAAATCGAAATGATTTTGTCCGATGATGGGAGTTTCCACGTCGGGCTTTTTCATTTTATCCAAGAAGCGGATTATTCCGAAATAACCAATCTTGGATATGAGTTTGGGATAATGGAAGGGGGTGAAGAAGATGGACAACGTTA